TCTCTGGGATTACCGGCGGAAAAAATCCGCTCCGTATACCGTGAAAGCGACATCATACCGGGAGAACAGACCGCCACCAGCATACTGAAGCAGCGCACAAAAAATATTGCGCTACCGCCTCACACCCACCAGCAACAGAACCCACCACAGGAAAAGACGGTGGTCAGCATTGCCGTTGATCCGGAGTCTCCGGAATCCTTCATGAAACGACCTAAACGTCGCCGCTGGGTAAATGAGAAATACACACGCTGGGTAAAGACACAACCGTGTGCGTGTTGTGGTAAGCCAGCGGACGATCCTCATCATCTGATTGGTCATGGTCAGGGTGGAATGGGAACAAAATCCCACGATATTTTCACGCTACCGCTGTGTCGGGAGCATCACAACGAGCTTCATGCGGATCCGCTGGCGTTCGAAGAAAAGCATGGTTCCCAGGTTGATTTAATTTTTCGTTTTCTTGATCACGCCTTTGCAACCGGCGTGCTCGGGTAAAAGAGGTTACTGATGCGTATAGAGTTTGTTTTGCTTTACCCGCCGACGGTGAACACCTACTGGCGACGTCGTGGCAGCACATATTTTGTATCAAAAGCCGGTGAGCGTTATCGCCGGGCTGTGGCGCTTATTGTTCGCCAGCAGCGGCTGAAATTAAGCCTGTCCGGAAGGCTGGCGATAAAGATTATTGCCGAGCCACCGGATAAGCGCCGCCGTGACCTGGACTATATTCTGAAAGCGCCGCTGGATGCGCTGACGCATGCGGGGTTGCTAATGGACGATGAGCAGTTTGATGAAATCAATATCGTTCGTGCTCAGCCAGTATCTGGTGGACGTCTGGGGGTGAAGATTTACCCCATAATGCTTGAAGGGCAGGTCAAAAAATGAAACTGGAAGATTTACCGAAATACTACTCCCCAAAATCCCCCGGCCTGACTGATGCATCGGCCTCAACGTCGAAAGATACGCTGAGTATCACTGATGTGATGGCCGCGCAGGGCATGACACAGAATTGGGCTGAGATGGGGTTTTCTGCGTTCCTTGGGAAAATGGGCATTAGTATGAATGACAGAGAGCGGGCAACAGAATTGTTGACAGAATATGCACTCAGTCGGTGTGATCGCGTGGCGGCGTTAAGAAAACTCCCGGCAGAAATAAAACCGGCAGTGATGCGTATTATGGCTTCGTATGCGTTTGAAGATTATGCCCGTAGCGCGGCGAGCAAAAAACAGTGCCCCTGTTGTCACGGAAAAAAATTTATTGAAAGCGAGGTTTTTACAAACAAGATCCAGTATCCGGATGGTAAGCCGCCAGTGTGGGCAAAGTGCACAAAAGGCGTGTATCCGTCTTACTGGGAGGAATGGAAAAAAGTCAGGGAGGTGGTAAAAGTTGCCTGTCCGGAGTGTGGAGGGAAGGGGGAGGTTTCCACCGCCTGTAAAGATTGTCGTGGGCGCGGTGTTGCCATTCATCGTGAAGAGTCGGTAAAACGTGGTATGCCTGTTATCAGAGACTGCCAGCGTTGTGGTGGTCGTGGCTATGAAAGATTACCTTCAACGGAGGCATTTAATGCCATATGTAATGTAACCGATGCCATATCTCTTGATACATGGAAAAAAACAGTTAAACGTTTTTACGATACGCTGGTGGTGCAGTTTGATATTGAAGAAGCATGGGCAGAACAACAACTGAAAAAGGTGACCAGATAGCTTTGTTGATTTTTCCCGAATCTGTGGTAAATTTGCCCTAACGATGGGCGTTTTATGCCTGACGTTAGAAGATTTTTTACACCCGTCGCCAGGCGGGTTTTTTTATGACTGAAATCACGCCAGTACAGTAAACGCGCTGGTGGTTGTGAATACCGGTCTTTCAGCTTGCTGGCTTTTTCGACAAGAGTTATTGGTATGTCACGTTAACCAGAAAAGGGAAAAAGACATGCTAAAACAGCAGGATATGACCGAAACCGCCAGAGTGGTGTTTAATGAATTAAGCGTCACCGAACCGGCGACCGTCGGGGAAATTGCGCAGAATACTTACCTTTCACGCGAACGTTGCCAGTTAATACTGACCCAGCTTGTTATGGCGGGTCTGGCAGATTATCAGTTCGGTTGTTACAGACGCCTTCCGCAGTGAAGGTTTTTTTTTATTTGTGGTAATGGGCGGCTGGTGGGTGTTAGCGGCACCTGCCAGCCATCTGCTCATGCGTTGGGGTCACAAGCAAACCTCAGGCCCACTGCTTTGCGCAAAAGCAGAATGAGCCTATCAGAGACAGGCTTAATGATCCATGCTTAATACTGTAAAAATATCCAGCTGTGAGTTAGTCAACGCCGACTGCCTGGAATTTATCCGGTCGTTACCCGAAAATTCTGTTGACCTGATAGTCACGGACCCGCCGTACTTTAAAGTGAAGCCCGAGGGCTGGGATAACCAGTGGAAGGGCGACGATGATTACCTGAAGTGGCTGGACCAGTGTCTGGCGCAGTTCTGGCGGGTGCTGAAACCTGCCGGAAGTCTTTACCTGTTCTGTGGTCATCGCCTGGCATCTGATATCGAAATCATGATGCGTGAACGCTTCAGTGTGCTGAACCATATTATCTGGGCGAAGCCGTCCGGACGCTGGAACGGGTGCAACAAGGAAAGCCTGAGGGCGTATTTCCCCGCCACAGAGCGCATTCTGTTCGCGGAACATTATCAGGGGCCGTATCGTCCGAAAGATGCCGGGTATGAGGCGAAGGGCAGGGCACTGAAACAGCATGTGATGGCTCCGCTGATTTCTTACTTTCGTGATGCGCGTGCTGCCCTGGGGATAACGGCAAAACAGATAGTGGATGCCACAGGAAAGAAAAACATGGTGTCGCACTGGTTCAGTGCCAGTCAGTGGCAGCTACCGAACGAAAGCGATTATCTGAAATTACAGGCGCTGTTTGCCCGGGTGGCAGAAGAGAAGCATCAGCGCGGTGAACTGGAAAAGCCCCACCACCAGCTGCTGGAGACGTATACTTCACTGAACCGGCAGTATGCGGAACTGCAGAGTGAATATAAGCATCTGCGGCGGTATTTTGGCGTGACGGCGCAGGTGCCGTACACGGATGTGTGGACGCATAAACCGGTGCAGTACTATCCCGGGAAACATCCGTGCGAAAAACCGGCAGAAATGCTGCAGCAGATAATCAGTGCGAGCAGTCGTCCGGGTGACCTGGTTGCAGATTTCTTCATGGGGTCGGGTTCGACAGTCAAAGCCGCGATGGCGCTGGGGCGTCGTGCAACTGGCGTTGAGCTGGAGACTGAACGTTTTGAGCAGACGGTCAGGGAAGTACAGGATTTAGTCAGTCAGAACGGATGATATTGCAGAATTAACCGGGTATCAGGTACGCCCCGAAAATTTTAAATGTCTCACAATTCAGACGGTTGACAGTTGTCTGGTTTGCGGGGAGTTTGTTAAAAGAAACTGGCATGGTGAATCCCCCTGAGCGGAGGGGCATATCAGCGCAGGTGTTTCTACTCTATCCTTTCTGTGCGGGTTCAGGTGCTGATACTGAACTCACCGGGAGGCACCCGGCACCATGCATATGGTTAACAGACACGTAGCGAAGCCCCTCTCCGGAGGGGCTTTTTTTATGGGCAAAAAAAGCCCGCGCTGGGAGACGCGGGCGGCAAGGAATAAACAACAAAACGTGAAGTAATATTTCAGCTGGCGAATAATACCCCATGGTAATCACTCTGCGCAACTGCGCGGCCTTTTTCGAATTGCGGGCTGTAAGTCTCCCTTCTGCCATTGTCCTGTAACTTCCGGACTTCAGCCCGCTCTTTATCTGATTCAGTACACTATCCCGGCCGGGAGGATTCATGACATTTAAACATTACGATGTGGTCAGGGCGGCATCGCCGTCAGACCTTGCTGATGCACTTGCGCAAAAAATTCGTGAAGGATGGCAACCATACGGTGGGCCGTTTTCTTCGTATACGGATGATGGCGCAGCACTTATTCAGGCGATTGTCGCAGAAGGTGATGTGAGCACACCTGTTGTGGTGAAGCCGACAGGTGGAGAAGGTGCAGTAATCAGTGCCACCAGCGACCCGGAGTATTACTTTGTTGTGGTTCTGGCAGGGCAGTCAAACGGCATGTCGTATGGTGAAGGTCTTCCGCTGCCGGAGACATATGACCGTCCGGACCCGCGTATTAAGCAGTTGGCGCGCCGCAGTACGGTGACACCGGGCGGTGCAGCATGCAAATATAACGACATCATTCCGGCGGACCATTGTCTGCATGATGTGCAGGACATGAGCCGCCTTAACCATCCGAAAGCGGACCTGTCAAAGGGGCAGTACGGAACCGTGGGGCAAGGGCTGCATATCGCCAAAAAATTGCTGCCGTTTATACCGGCGAATGCGGGCATTCTGCTGGTTCCGTGCTGTCGTGGTGGTTCAGCGTTCACCACCGGAGCCGATGGCACATACAGTGACGCGAGTGGTGCCTCGGAGAATTCAACCCGCTGGGGTGTGGACAAGCCGCTGTATAAGGACCTTATCGGTCGAACAAAAGCAGCACTGAAGAAGAATCCGAAAAATGTGCTGTTTGCCGTGGTGTGGATGCAGGGGGAATTTGATTTTGGCGGTACGCCGGCAAATCACGCAGCACAGTTTGGTGCGCTGGTTGATAAATTCCGTGCAGACCTGGCGGATATGGCAGGTCAGTGCGTCGGTGGCTCTGCTGGCGGTGTTCCCTGGATATGTGGAGATACGACGTATTTCTGGAAGCAGAAGAACGAATCCACGTACCAGACGGTGTACGGCAGCTATAAAAACAAAACGGAAAAGAATATCCATTTCGTACCGTTCATGACCGATGAGAACGGGGTGAATGTGCCGACGAACAAACCGGAAGAAGACCCGGACATTCCGGGTATCGGATATTACGGTTCGAAATGGCGTGACAGCTCAGCCACCTGGACGTCACAGGACAGGGCGAGCCATTTCAGCGCCTGGGCACGCCGTGGGATTATTTCCGACCGTCTGGCAACGGCGATTTTGCGCCATGCGGGAAGAGTGGCGCTAAACGCGGGGGCATCATCGACAGTATCAGAGGTGCGCCCTTCATCGCCTTCCGGTGCAGAAGCCACAGGCGTCACAACACTGCTCTCTTACCTTGCCAGCGAGTCAGAGGGAAGCCTGAAAGTACAGGGATGGTCAGCCAGTGGCGGCAGGGCAGAAGTGGTCAGCGATGCGGAGGGAACCGGAGGTAAGGCAGTGAAGCTGACCAAGGAAGCCGGTAAAAGCAGCTGGGTGCTGGAGTACGCCGCGGGCAACGGTGCGGCTCTGTTACAGAAAGGGGGGCAGATTCGCTGCCGCTTTAAGGTTTCGGGAGCGCTGGCTGCGAACCAGTATGTTATGGCGTTTTACTGGCCGGTATCTTCACTGCCACAGGGCGTTGCCCTGACCGGAGACGGGGGGAATAACCTGCTGGCAGCGTTCTACATCCAGACAGATGCAAAAGACCTGAATGTGATGTACCACAATGCGAAAGT